TGAAAAAGAATTAAGAGAAATGCCTCAGGAAGAATTTGACCAGTTCATGCAGGATATAGACGAGTACGAAGAAGAGCATGGTAAGATAGTCTATGACGAAGATGAGGACGACGAAGAAGAATAATAATATGATATTATAGGATATAGGACTTATTTATGTATGATAAATTATTGAAATTAAAAGAAAATAAAAAATGGCTTTATTATCTTTTGTTTATACCAGTTGCAGTATTGGCTATTTTAGAGGTATATAATAAATATCTTGTGAATAGTTCCAAAAATATTGTCAAAGATGCCGAGAAAAAAGATAATGATTTAGAAAAGAAACAGATCAAAGCAGAGCAAGCTGCTGAATTTCATGAAGAAGAAGCAAAAAATATAGAAAAAAATATTAACAATCAAAAAATAGACAAAAATTGGCACTTAAAATGATGCAAATCCTTGAAAAAATATTTAGTTTTATTGACTTATTAAGCTATGCTTACCCTATTCTTTCTCCTATTATTTTTCTGTTAATTGTATTATTTAACAGAGATAGGCTGTCAGTTAAACTGGACGGAGTGGCAAAGTTCTTGTCGTCACTGGTTCTGGTCAGTTTAATCAAAATATGTTTTTGGAACGGCAGGATGGTAGAGACCAACCCCTACGACATAGGCATGTCTAACTTCCTGTTGGTTTTCTTGGAGGATGTTTTCTATGTAATGGTTCCGTTTTATTTAACTAATAGGATCAGTAACAAGAAAATCAACTTCGCCATATGGCTTTCCTTCTCCCTAATGTTTGGGGTCGGTCATCGCTATCAGGGAATGTTTGCAATTCTTGTAACAGCAATATATCCATATTTTATATCTAATTACTATGCAAGAAGGACTTCTTTTGGTACAGTAATGGCGTGTCACTTTTTATGGGATTGCTTTGTAATGTTATTACCTAAGGTTAACAATCTGCTGGTTTTGATGGACAAAGTTAAATAGGAGATTAATGGAAACAACAGAAAGCAGATGGTTCAGATGGGATATGCTAATCAATGAAAAAAAGTATATTCAGGTAATTAAAGAATTTGATTTACTTATTGCGAATAAAAATAACTCTCTCACGTTCGGAGATCTTGTGAGAAGAGATGAAGCATTGGATTCTATAGGGGTTATATCTTTTACCAAAGAAAGAGCCAAGAAAACGGAGGTTGTGGAGAGTGAATCTAGAAGAGGAAAATATTAAATTGAAAATGGAAATAGTCACACTTATCATAGGATATGAAAATGAGCTTGCAAAACTCAGTAGAGATGATATGTCTGATTTTTCAAAAAGTTGCATGGAAAGATACTTTAATTTAATTAAAGATATAAAGGGCGAAAAATAATAGAAGGACGTATGGCTTCTAAATTCAAAATTGGTGATAAGGTTATTGTTAACCGCCATAAAGGCAGAATTGTTAATTTTAAATCTTATTGTTCACTGTACACGATCAGGTTTGACGACCCTGCTTTGATCCCTTCAGAAATGGAGTACGAGGAAAGATACATAGCAATGGATCAAGATGAATCTGCATGTCCCATCTGTAGAACAAAGTGGAAAATCTTAAAATTTAACATGAAAACATGGAAAGATTGTTCCAAGTGTGGGAAAACCTACGAGGCAATAATGGAAAGTATTGAAAACAAAAAAAATACTCCCCCACCTCTTCCGGGTTCAAAAAATAAAGACGATCTGATAAAAGAATTTCAGTTAATGCTGGACGGTCTGGATGATCTGAGCGTGGATGATTCGGATGTACAGGATTGGCTGGGAATATACGATCTCGACGATGATGACACATTTTAAGGATTTATCAATGAATAAACTAGGTCATTTCAGAGAATTTGAAACCAAGTACTGCCTAGATGGGGATAAGGTTTTTGAATTCAAACAATTAGTAGAAAATTTAAATGAACAATATGATTTTTTATATGTCCAAGGCCCGGATCATTACTACACAAAGCCTGACGGTTCATTTTTAAGATACAGAAAAGCAGACAATGACAAGACTGGTAGAGCTGAGCTTACCATGAAATCCAAGTTCGATGGGGCTATTAATAATATTCTTAGAAAAGAGATCAATCTTCGTGTTGACAAGAATAATTTCAACACAATAGAAGAATTTGCCACGATGCTAGGGTATGTTTTTAATTTTAAAATATGGAAAATGTGCCATATCTATAAATTCAAAGAAGCAACACTTGTGTTTTATACTGTTAGAGATGAGAACAGTGAAATGACACATTTTATTGAAATAGAAATTGATGAAGATCTTATTCCTAAGTTGACAGAAGAGGAAGCATGGAATATCATCAGAAAGTACGAAAAAGAACTCACTCCCTTGGGGATAACGTACAGACATAGATTAAACAAAAGTCTTTTTGAAATGTATGTCAAACCCATTCACGGGGAAAGATCGGTTCAAATTGTGGAGAATATAAAATGAAAGTAGTGATAGGGTTGGCCGGAGTTAAGACATCTGGGAAATCAACTGTAGCAAATATTATAAAAAATATTCTCAAAGACGAAGTAGCAGAGTCTGCCTTGGCTGATAAGTTAAAGAATGTTTGTTCTGATGTTTTTCTTATCCCTAGAGATCATTTCGATGATCAGAAACTGAAAGAGGTTCCGCTAGAAGAGCCTCGGATTCTGACCATTTCAGACATAAACAAAGTAGTGGAATTTTTTAATGTTGCCAGTAAAATAACTCCAGAAACAAGAGAAAAATTACACAGCATTGCAGGAATGGTTCTGAAAACGCCCAGACAAATAGCTCAAATTGTGGGGACTGAAGTACTAAGAGCCACTGGGGATGAGGATATTCATTGTAAAAATGTCAAATTAAATGAAAATACGACAATAATATCTGACATAAGATTCCCAAATGAGTTCGACTATTTTAATAGACTAGAGGATACATTTTTTCTTCCTTTATACATTCAAAGAGATGCGGCGGAAAAAGATATAAATGAAAATTCTCATTCTTCTGAAACCTCTGTGTTTAAATTTTCTGATAAATGTATAAAAATAAACAATAACAATGACTTACAGGATCTGGAAAACCAAATCAGAATAAACCTTCTTATTCGAGGATATGCCTTAAGACAGCGTAATCTTTAAATAAAGGTATAAAATGGCTTTAACTAAGCAAGACAGAATTGAGTTATCATTAAAATTGGCCGGTGCGGCTGAGGAGAAATCAACTGTCGATAAAACAATTGCAATTGTTGACCAAGCCAAGACTAGGGCTGAGGCCAAGGATTCTCCTAATAAAAAACTAATGGATGAGAGAACTGCTCTTGTCAATCCTTATCAGAATGAACTAAAGCTATTGGACGGGATAACTCGAACAGAACTCACAGAATCTATAGTTCTAAATTCTGCAAAAAGGGTATTAGGCAATTCATTCTTCCCAAACCAAACCAGTGTCCCCTTGCCATCAATTCCAGCAGGGGTGTGGCTGTATTTTGTTCCATTTTCAAGAACCCATGCGATCGGTAAGAATAATCTAGAAGCCTATACTGCCACGGGCGGGCGAGGGGAACCAGTTGTTATAGCAGAAATAAATGCTAAAGTATCTTTAATTGAAGCCAAGATAATCGCAACAAGAGCAACCGGCAAAAAAGGAGAAACCACAGGAACCTGTGCCGGAGCGACACCTCCAGGATCTGGAACAACCCAGGCTCTGTGTATTGCAAATGGCGGAGTGTGGACTTCTGGACCGGATACCTTTGTGGTAGATACTGTCACACAGGGATTGTTGACCGATCTTAAAACGCTGGTTCAAGAATGGGAAAATCTGTTAAATAATCAAAAAAATATTATAACACCTATTATTGACTCCAACTCCACCAGAAAAACACAAAATTTATCAGCTATATCGGACATTAACAATTCTCTGGTAATTATAAATAACTGGCAAGCTGTCCAAGACTACGACACGACAACACCTCTTCCCTCTACAATCGCCGCCTTTAATGCGTTGGTTGAGAGTTATTTTCAACAAACTAAAATGCAACCAACTACTTTACAGAATTTGAAAAATGAATTAACAGCAAGAGCTTCTTATGTCGCCACAAGAGTAGGGCAAGTATCTGGAAGCAATTACTTAGGTTCGGTAACACAAGATATGGCCACCGGATCTATAACGGCAACTCAAGGTCTTTATGGCGAAAGAATGTTATTTATAAATATGAGAATAAATGCTGTAGGCGGAACTCTCAGCGAAGTGGTAGGTTTTTCTATCTCTAAATCATCACAAAATGAAATCAAACAATCAATTGATTTATCCACCCAAGGTATCGGCTTGGTAATGACGGCCACTAAGGCAGCAGCTCCTGGGATTGATACAAAGTATATGAATTTTGAAAATCTTTCAGGATTCAGCGCTGGTGACAGGGTCTATCTAGTGGCTGATGACCAAGAAGAGCTTTCTGGTTCTATAGAAGAAGTCACAGGGAATAGAGCTAAGCTTACATTCCCGGTATCTAAAAAATACACTACCTCAAACAATACAAGAATCTATAAATTACTGTAATCTACTATCTTTATAATTTATCATCTCATCGATATAACTATTATAATGCTCTAAATGACACCATTCCCCACAATCAGAAGGATGCATAATACTATTAGGGCAACCATCTCTAAAGTAACCCCTTTTAGGGATCAATCCTATCAACTGTGCCCAGTGTTCTATATATTGCCATATGTTTGTTTTGTATGCGTCTTCGTGGGTGTGCATACGAAATCTAATACAATGCTCTAATTCATGATAGATCAGGAATTGTTTAGACAAGAACCCCGCCCTATTCCAATATGCCTGATCTACTTCTATTTCAAATTCGCCATTCAGAAGCCAATGACATCTTCCTATAGTAGTCCCCCCAAGATTGGTGAAATTCATAGATAGCTTATTCATTCTGTTATTATAAATGTGTCTATTTCTTTTATATTTTGAATTTATGATATTTGAATAATCTCTTGTATAGGGAGCGAATATTGGGTCTACCCCTCTTTTGTTAGGACTGATTCTTATTGCTTCGCTTGAGCAAGATACTAAAAGCATTAAAACTAGACATAGTATTTTATTCATTTTTGACGACTTCTTTTATAAGGCCACATTTTTGGCAGACGGCCCTTTTTTTGGTAACTATAAAAATATGATTGTTAAAAAAACAGGTATATTTCATAATAAAGACAGGGTATATTAATATTAATATTAAACTAACGAAAATCATCATTATCCTCTTCTTTTACAATTCTAAAACTGCTTCTTTTTTTTCTCCAAGAACTGACTTTTGCTTCTCTTTTAAATTTCACAATAGATACAATAATACATAATATTACTATACCAAAATAAAACAACAGTATACTAAAAAATAGTAGGTTATTCATTAGTTAGCTTTTTTTCATCCTTTTTATAGTCTTTCCTATCATAGTCCATTTTTGATTTCATACCGTATCCAGGAGGGGCTACGGGAATTCGAGGTCTTACCTTTTGCTTAAGCTTTTTTCTTCTTAACTTATTGATTTTACGTTTGGCCTTTCCCATATTATAACTCTTCCTATATAATATCATACAATTCAATCTTTACTATATACGATATTGTAGGATGAGGCAATAATATGGCATTAAATAAAATTCTATCCCAAGTTGGGGGTAAGTTAACACAAAAAGTGGATAACCTAAAAAGTGGAGCCGAAACCCAGCCCCCATGGATGTTGGATAGTTTAAAAGATCCATTTTTCCCTGCAATTAAACTTGATAAAGAAACTGCGAAAAGAGCCAATGGGCTGTATCCTTACAGACTTATTGTTATTGATGTAAAAGATAACAATATTGTTGCTGCAAAATCAGCTTTTAGTTTTATAAAGGGTCAAAACACTGATCGTCAAGTTATTAAAAATGCCTCGAATACAGGAGGGGTTCAGTATTCGATCGGTAGCTCCGGCTCTTGGGCTTTTACTCTTCCGATCACTCCGCAACAATTATCAATAACAGACCAATTTGCAATTAACACCACCGCTACTATGCGTGGTGTTATTGAAGAGCATAATGGTATTAAATTTAAAACGATATCTGCATCTGGAACAACGGGAATATGGCCTACCCGAACAGGTTACGATGATAATAATACGGCGGGACTGGCTCTTTTTGGAGGAGCTTTATCAGCGATCGGAACAGCGGCAAGCGCTTGGAAAAATGTACTAGGGAAAACAGCCCCTAAATCGGTAGATCCTTCTAGCTCGGATTCCCAAAGAACAGGGTACTACCAGGCTTTGTTATTACAACAATTTCTTGAACAATATGCAATTGCTAAAAAAAATCCCAAGAACAAAGGGTGGCGGTTGGTTTTTGATTGTCCCAAGACAAATGAATCGTTTGTGGTCACTCCTGTGCAGTATACTGTTACCAGAAGCCAACGAAGTCCTGCTGAATTCTTATATAACATGCAGTTTAAGGCGTGGAAAAGAATACAAATAGGAAAAAAACCCAAGGAAGTGACCAAATCTCCTCAGAAGCTTACTTCTAATTTTTTCCAAAAGTCAGTTTCTGCATTGGATAATGCTAGAAGCGCAATGAGTGCTTCTTTGAATGTAATTAAAGCAGTAAGAGCAGATTTTAGACAAGTCTTTGATCAAGTAAGAAAAGTCACCCTCCTATACAAAGACTTAGGAGGAGTAGCATTTGCTATCTCTGATCTACCTAACCAAATCGGCAAGGATTTAACAGCATCTGTTAAAAAAATGGCAGCAGATACCGCTCAAGGAGATGCTGCTTTCAAGGCAGCTTTTGGTGCAAATTCCAACAAGAGTAAGTCATCCGGTAGTAAGATTAAGTCAACTGTACAATCAATAAAACAAAACAAAGAAATTAATGAAGGAGTACCTGATGAGCAAGTGGCAGCGGGACTTCTTGGTAAAAGTGCCAAAGATGCCAACGATGCCTCTAGTTTAAATAAAGTTTTTAGTGAGCCTGAGGCAAATTTTGATTTTTTTAACGCAGTATCAATAGATCAACTATCCTTAACTCCGCAACAAAATATCGCAATACAAAATGAAATAGAAAAAAATTCTTTAATTTCTATTGAAGAAATTAAGGAAATAACTAAAAATTTACAAAGCCTAGCATTAGATGTAACAAACAATTTCGGTGCGGGTGATGCTTTTTTCTCAGAAATATACGGCAGACCAGCTCCCAAAGAAAGAGCCACTCCAATGACCTTGGAAGAGTTTGAATTGATTGTAGCACTGGAAAATGCGGTGCTTGAACTAAACATATCCACAGCCACTCGAGATTTAGATGATTCCAGAAGACAAAATCCTCTAGAGTATGTTGGAGGGTTAGCCGATGATTCGGGAATTCCGTTTAATTCCGCCTCAACAACAAAATTTTTAGCACCTGTTCCGTATGGGCTGACCATTGAGCAAATTTCTGCTCGATATCTTAATGATCCGGATAGATATAATGAAATTATAACGTTAAATGGATTAAGATCTCCATATATTGATGAGGACGGTTTTTCTTATACCCTACTATCAAATGGAGATGGCAGACAATTCAATATTTCCTCAAAAGAAAATTTGTTTACAGGACAAAAGATACAATTATTTAGCAATACTGTACCAATGTTTACAAGGAAAGTAACGGCAATAGAAAAAATTTCAGACACAAACTATTTGATCACAGTCGATGGTTTGAATGATTTAAATTCTTTGACAACGACAAGCAGCGCTAAAATCAAAGCATTTCTTCCTGGGACTGTAAATAGTCAAAATCAGATCTATATTCCTTCGGATCAAGCTATTACAGAAGAAGCTCGTACTTATGATATTCCCTTTTTAAAAGAGGATACGTTAACAGGTTTTTCCAAAGTTGACTGGTTAATTGACGATAGGGGAGATGTTGTGGTAAACTCTTTTGGTGAAATGGCATTGGCAAATGGTACTACGAACCTTGTTCAGGCTTTAAAAATGAAGATAATGACACAAAAGGGTTCCCTGCTTTCCGATCCAGCTTTTGGGCTAGGATTGACTCCTGGGGTTAGTGTTTCTGAAATTGATATCGAAAATGTATTAATAGATCTAAGAGATATGGTATTACAAGATCCAAGATTTTCTGATATTGAGAATATAGAATTAAATGTTCTTCCTCCAACGGTATCAATCAGCATAAATGCGGTATTGGCAAACGGAAAAGGAATATTCCCTATTAATTTTTCTGTGTAATTTCAATAACTTATAAAAAATGTTTTAATTAAATATTTTTTACATTCGCACTGAATCTTTAATATGTGTGATAATATATAGTTAAAGAGGATCAAATGGCTGAAGGTCTACCTACCCCGAAATCTAGGGAACAAATATTGTCGGAAATGCTCACGGAATACACGGGGCTTACTGGTGTTAACGATCTTAATACAGGGTCTGTTTTGACTCAATTTTTTGATGTAGTTGCAAGATCCGTGGCACGTACTTCTGGTGATATATTTCAAATACTTAGAGATTACTCTGTTGATAGAGCTACTGGCGAAGCACTCAGCAGGATTGGTGAAGAAGAAAGGATTTTTAGAAAAACCTCAAGAACGGCCAACGGAACTATCACCGTTACCGATTCTTCATTTCAAAAAATATCTACAAAAGTCTATGCCGGAGCCTCTTCCCCGAACATTGGCTCGACTGTTATTAAAGTATCCGATGCCTCAGATTTTACCACATCTGGAGTTGTCTACATAGGACGAGGAACTCCGAATATTGAAGGACCTCTAAACTATGTTTCTACAGCACAGGTCGGAGCATATTGGGAAATCACACTAGCCTCTCCTACAACAAAATTCCATAATATTTCTGAATCAGTAATCCTAGGTCAGGGGGGAACTCGAAATATTCCTGTTGGAACCACTGTTTCATCTCCAGGCTCTGGAGCCGTGGCAGATATTAACTATACTATCTCTTCTGCTGCTATATTGCTTGATGGAGAAAACCAAAACCCTTACGTACAAGTTGTTGCTCAAGAACCGGGATCTGCCTCAAATGCTCCCGCAGGAGCGATAAGACAGTTTGGATCAGTACCATTCGCAGGCGCAGAAGCTATCAACGAACGCCCGTTTACCACTGGTGCTGATACTGAATCTGATGATGATTATAGAGATAGAATTAAAAAAGAAAGATTATCTAGAGGATTAGGAACCGCATTGGCGGTTAAAAATGCCGTTCTTGGTGCTCAGGCTTCTGATGAAAATGCAGTAGTAACTTCTAACGAAATTGATACAACAAATCCTGAAGAAACCATTCTATATATCGATAACGGCCAAGGCTACGAGGAAAAGACGCAAGGAGTTGGGATAGAATTTATCATCGATTCTGCGATTGGTGGAGAAAGAAGTTTCCAGCTTTCTACCGGTGGGAAACAAACTTCTGTTGGAAAAGCTTTTTTGCTTTCCTCAGAAACCTCTCCATACAGTATTAAATCATACGATAAACTAGCGATCCTAGTGGGTGGACTAATATCAGAGCATGTTTTTGGAGAAGCTGATTTCAAAGCATCCGGTTCTGCTACTGCATACGAGATTGTTGCCAGTATTAACAATGATACTGATTTAAAATTTGAAGCCACGACTGCAGAGGGTGGATCAAAAGTTTTAATAAAAGCAAAAACAGAAAATAATGAATTTTTACAGTTATCTACACCGACAACAGGAACCGATGCGGGACCTGTTCTAGGTTTTACTAAAAATGAAATCCGAACTATTTTATTATACAAAAATAGAGAATTGCTTGATAAAAACGGAAGAGTTGCTTTCGTAGTATCTAAAAATCAATTCGATTGGAACAATTCTATAACCGCTGGCGATACTTTAACCCTCTCGGTAGATGGTACAGATTCGATAACTTATATTTTTACAAATCAAGACTTCTTAAATGAAGGACAGCATTCTATAGTCAGCAATCAAAACACGCTGTCATCTTGGGCAAATGTTATCAATAATAAAGTCACTGGTATTACTGCAGAAGTAAATGGTGAGCAATTAAAATTAACAAGTAACCTAAGTTCAGCCAACAGAGCTGCGATCTCAATCGATCCTGTTTCAACTCTTGTTGCAAAAGGAATGTTCTCGGCTGCCCTAGGTCTTTCTGCTCAAGGAAACGAGGCTGATTTTGAGCTTTCAAGAAATACAGCCCAAATTAAACTTAATATTCCTTTATCAGAAGGTGACTCTTTAAAGCTAGGCTCTGAATACACTAGAGCTGAAATAAATAGCACAAAAATTCTTGGCGGTCAAACAACTGTTTCTGGAACAGCATATGTATGGTTGCTTGTTGATGATATAAATGCTGAATCGGTTTCTATTGGAGTAACGGGAGATACATTTTTAAATGTATCCAAGCCCGGTGGTGGAATTGTTCGATACACCAGTACTGTCATAAGTGCTTTTGATGATGTCGAAGTCGGAGACTATGTAATCGTATGGTCAGATGAGCTTTCTGCCCCAAATAGACTAGAAGGCCGTGTTAATGCTGTAACATCTACTACTCTTGATATAAGAGTCACAGCAGCAGAAGAAGCTGCAGCTATAGCGGAAAGTCCTATTCTTTTTAGTGAAGGATTTACTGTTATAAGATGTGAAAAAACTCCTCAGAAAGTAAAAGTCCCGACTGGAATTTATAACATAAATAGTATTGCAACTATTATGAACAGTCAATTAAAAAATGCTGTAGTTAAAATTGACAATGATGAAGTTTTTGTTGTCAGAACAAATACAGAAGATTTGGATGGTGGACTATTCCTGGTTGACTTTAACGATCCAGCAAAATCTCTTAATTTTGTAAAAAATTCTATTTCTCAAAGTATCAATTCCCAGCTTGCTTTTTATGAATCAGGCAATCAAGACAAGCAATTCCCGGCTTTTGTTCACGGCGAAATCACGACAGATGCTTATGCAGATCCTTCCGATAGTTTTATTACTAGCGTAGTATCCAGTGAGAACTTGGCGACATTAGGGCTTGATCCTTCTGGGTTCCTATGCCTTTCTCAGCCATATAATTCTGTTGAAGATATAGTCTCTACCGAATCCGTAGAGATACAAAATTTTTCAGGGTCTACTGTGAACCTAGAAGAAAGTACTTTCTACAGAAGAAGCAGAGCAAATGACAGATATCATGTTCTGAACGGATTTGATTTTGGACATGAAGACTCAGTAGTTGTCATTTTAGATGGCGATCCGAATCAAAAGACGTTCAATATGCCGCTATATAGAACAGCGGTTACAAATATTACACTTTCTGTAAACCCCGATGAATTCCGAGCCTACGATCTTGAGGGAGGGAATACAGATTTTACAGATTTTTTTGACGCAAATTTTTCTTTTGATAATTATAAATGCTTAATGCAAGCAAGGAATATTATAGATCCAGGAAATCCGACTGGTACTGTTGTTCCTTCTACAAGCGAAGACGCTATTCTTTATCGGGCAGTAGAATGGGGAAGAACCGGAGAAAAGATTGGAGCTGGATATTTTTATCCGACTTCTCCGAATCAAGGCATCACTCATGTTGTTGATGTCAGTACTCAAATTGATGTAAAGATTTTCTTAAAATCTGGAGCCGCTAGATCAACCACTGTCGATGGTACTACTGAATGGAATATAACCACTATCCCGCTATCTGCATCGGTAGATTTGATAACATATACACACTCAGGAACAGGAGCTGCACCGGGATTGGGAGCTATTGTTGCCGGTGATTATGTGTCAGTTTTTAACACAGGGGAATTTGATACTAGAAACACAGGTTCATTCAGGATTTATTCAGCCACTGCCTCAAGTTTTACAATAAAAAGAGCTACTGGAACTGCTGTCGCTCAATCTAATGTGGCAACGTTACAAAATAGTACCATTTCATTTTTTGAATCATCCGCCACAACCGCTCAGGATATTGTTACCTATGTAGGAAGCAATTTGTCGCAATTCGTCACAGCCTCATTGGTCAATGATAGCGGCCTCACGGGAGCTGGTATAATAGACGACTCTACCGAAGAAGATCTGAATTATATAGATAATGTGGTCAGATTATTAGATGGTAAAAATTACATCCTGACCAGCGATTTAGCCGCAGGAGCTGGGCTTTCTCAGTTTACCTTTAAAAATTCTTTATCTTTAGATTCTTTTTCTACTAACACGATCGATGCTTACAATTTTAATAACGGCGAAAAGATAAGACTCATTCCGGTTACGGCCACTCAAGTGTCAGATTTTTTGAATGTTTTAGCTGTCACAGGCTTTACAACTCTTGGAGAAATAAAAACTGTTGACAGAAACTCTAAAGTACAACTATCTACTTCAATAATTGGAGAAGAGGGTTCTGTTCAAATTGCTGGCGGTCTTGGAACATCTTCTTCTGCTGCTATAGAAGGAAGTTCAGCAGCTATTGGGGAACAATCTAATAGAAGCAGTATTGTCTCAGTTAGCGCAGCCGCAGCCGCTGGACTCCATTCGGATCAGTGGGTTAAAGCTTTTGCGTCTGATAAACAAAGAAAAACAACTTTAATTAATGCTCTTAATTCCATAAAAATTAGCTCCTCTACCCCTACATTGGGTTATTCTAAAATAGAAATATTTGATAGAGGAGTGGAGCAGAGATTTTTTGGAAGAAACAGATACCACACCCGCACCCGTGGGAGAACATTCAGAATTGAAAAACAAGGACAATTTGCTTGTATTTCTTGGGATGATACAGGAACACAACCTTTTTTCTTAAAAACAAATATTGATTTGAAAGATAGTACATCCGGAACTTTAACTATTTATAAAAATGACATCACAAACGTAGTAGATGTTACTGTTGATTCCGGCAACATGAGATTTGACGAAGTCGCAATTGGTGACTTACTAACGATTTCTAACAGAACCAATTCAGAAAATAACGGTCAATTTCTAATCACTGGACGCTCTAGTGATGCCAAAACTCTGCGTTTTGTAAACGAAAATGCAGTGAACGAACTAGCTCAAGGAAGTTTTACTATTACAGATAACGTAACAGTAATAGGAGGAGCGTTTACTGTAGGATCTACAACTTTAACTGAAGGAGTAGACTTTATTGTTGGTGCCACTTCTGATGATACGGCTTCCAATCTTGCAGCAGCCATCTCTCTTCTTCCTAATATAACAGCTACTTCTACTTTATCTGTTGCGAACATCTCAAGTGATGTTCCGGGCGTGACAGTAGCACTGGCTTTTGTTGGTGCTGGAGCAACGGTAAGTGGAGCGTTTATGACAGCTCCTGCCTATAGTTCAGGAGATCTTTCCGCTCAATCCGAAGTTCAAGAAGGCGATTCTGTCAGTATATCAAGTGACTTTAACATTTTAAATCAAGGAATTTATCGTATAATCAGAAGATTTAAAAATTCTATTTATATTGACAATTCAAACGTTATTGAAGAAGAAGTAGTACTCGCTTCTCAACTTATAGCCACTGGTGCAAACTCATCGACTAACTATAACATCCAAAAATTAGACGGTGTTAATAAGTTGTTTTGGGCAGGGAGTGGGTTAGAACCACTTCTTGAAAAGATGAGACCTGGTGACGTTGTTACTTTAGGAACAGATTTTAATGCTGCAAACCAAGGCTCTTTCCATATTGTCGATTCTGGAGAAAAATTAAAAGAAACGACAAAACTCACTATGTCAACCGGTCCAACACTCAATTCTGGGGAATATGCTTTAATCAACAGTACTGATAATACCACACAGTATTATTTATGGTACAACGTTGATCTAGCTGGTGGAGATCCTGCCCCAGTTGGTAAAACTCCGATTGAGGTTCAGGTTCTGAGTATTGATACAGCGGCCACGGTGGCCACAAAAACAGCTAGTAAGATTAACACATCTTTTAGTTCAAATTTTGTAGCTGTAGCAAGTGGAAACACTGTAACAATTACCAATGCCACGTTTGGACCTGCTAATGATGCGGTAAATGTAGATATTTCAGGTGATTTTGAAGTTGAAGTAACACAACAGGGAAGAAGAAATTTTATAGACTATATCAACGTTAATGGTATAAGTGAGTCTGGTGTAACCATTTTAGACGTTCTTCAATTCCATAGAGAAGCTATGAAATTCAAAGAATACGAAGGAGCAATTCCGGGAGATACTTTTGTAATCACTAACAGTTTCCTAGGTGCTTCAAACAAGAAAAGCTTTGTTGTTTCTGATGTTTTAAGTGAAACCGAAATAACTGTAATTGGCACAACAGTAAGTGTTGGCAGAACATTGCTTGATTCTAATTTTAATAAAATTTATTTAGAAGAATCGACACCGTATGTTGGATATAAGAAAATATCTCTTGTTTCCACAAACCCAGCCAACTTGAACGACAAGAATATTGTGTTTGATTCGGCAAACCAATTCGAGAAAATGGGTGAAATTGGCGGCGTTTCTTTGGTGGCAATGTCTAAACTCGCATTTGATGTAGCGATTAATAAAGGCGTTGATTCGTATAAGTACAATATTGGATTGATTGCAGAAGCTAACAGAATTGTATACGGAGATCCACGAGATAACACTACTTATCCAGGTGTTGCTGCTGCTGGTGCTGAAATATTTATCAAAGCTCCTCTTGTGAAAAGAATCGAAGTTTCTATCAGCGTAAGAGTTAAAACAGGTATTCCGTTTACAACTATTGTTGAAGAAGTGAGAAATTCTGTGGCAGCATTGATTAACTCTAACCCAGTGGGTCAATCTATACCCATTTCTAACATCATAAGTACAGTAGGGGCAATTGTGGGCGTTCAAGCAGTGGCAATTTCCTCTCCTCAATATTCTCCAGAAAATGATGTGATTAGGGTAAATGCTGGAGAAAAATCATTGATATTAGATATTATATCTGATATTACTGTAGCAAAAAATGAATAATATATGTTTATATATAAAATAACTGATAAAATAAATGGGAAGATATACGTAGGTCAAACGATTATTTCTCTTAAAAGAAGATGGTCTGGCCATATATATAGATCAAAAAAAACTAACACCCCTTTATACAACGCTATAAAAAAATACGGGAAGGATAATTTTACGATAGAAGAAATTGATGGTGCCAATTCTCAATCAGAATTAAACTATAAAGAATGGTTATTGGTACACAGATTCAGCAGTGTTTGGCCCAATGGCTATAACATGATGGAGGGTGGGGGAAGTGGTGGCAAAAAAAGCGAATTAAGCAAACAAAAAATGTGCATAGTTCAAAAAATAATTTCTCAAAATAGAGAATATAAAAATATAAAAAAAGTAATAAATATAAAAACAGGTGAAATTTACAATTCAGCAAATGAAGTTGCAAAAAAATATAACATAAAAAATATTCATTGTATTTTAAATGGGAAAAGGGTTAATGATACTAATTTCAGATATTTAGATAAAAAAGATTGTACAAAAAATAGAACTAGGAAGCACAGTAAGCGGGTAATGAATATAAAAACAAATCAAATATATGAGTCTGGTAAAAAATGCTGGGATATAAACAAAAATATTTTAGATATTAAATATTCAAGTTTTAGATGCAAACTAAATGGACACTCTAATAATAATACCGATTTTAAATACTTAGAAGAGTAAAAATGGCTAATAAAGAAGAAGAGTATAAAAAACTCAGATCATATTTAAACAAATCAATCAGAGGTAAAAATACTGATGCGATTCTTAAGGCCTTGTCCACAGGGCCGGTGCATTTGATTAACAATGTCGAAGCTGTAAATGATTCTCTTTATATTGTATCTGCCAAGGAAAAATTCCTAGACCAGAGGCTCGGAGATAAAGGTGTCGTAAGACCTCCAGAGGTCGGACTATCTGATGAAGTTTTCCGTGAAATCGGTATAGAAATTACTACCAGAAAACAAGTAAGAGACTTGGTTCACCAGCTTCTGAGGATTCTTTACGGAGAAATCTTCACTAGAGCCACTTCGCCTTCTTTTGAGGTTGAGAATTATGCACTAGAAAATGGTGATAATTTAATTTTATTATTTGATGATTCTGAGCCAGTCGAAGTCGTGTTTACTTCGGGTCAATTTCAAAATATCAACTCCGCCACCGCTCAAGAAGTGGCCGATGCTATTACTAAATCAATCAGAAAAGCAGGGAAAACAGGAGCAGCCTTTTCAAGAGAAGAAAACGGTGCTAATAAAGTTGTTTTAATATCCTCTACAGATGGCCCTTCTTCTAGCGTAAGAGTTCTTGGTGGTAAGGCTCAGAATACACTTAAATTTGACCAGATCCGCTCCACTTCAGCCGATTCTACAACTCAATGGACTCTTAGTCAACAAGCTGGTGGAACAATAAAGGCTGTATGGACAGGAGGGGCTGATCCAGCTCTAGGTCGTGTAAAGGTTGGCGATTATGTCAATATTTATGGATCTGCATTTGATCTAGTTAATCGTGGAACTTTCGATATTGTAGCAGCTGAGGGTGGATCTATTGGTGACGCATATATTGAATATGAAAACCCTAATGGTATTCCACAAACTACCTTACAGGGTAGTGCAGATGCTATTTTATTTTTTAATGCTAAAAAAAGAATTTTGACAACAAACGAAAGATATGCAGCCGCATTTCAGACTTCACCTAGAACGATTGAAGTTTTTATGCCGGCTACCACAAAAATTGTCAGAAGGGATAGAAAAGGTTCTGCACATATTTATGCAGATAACACCCCTTCCCCAGAAGGACAAAATAGTCCCTACCTGTATGACATAACAGTGGGATATACAGTAAGCGATAAAGCAGCTCTTACTACAGAATCTTTGAGTATTAGTAGTGATTCAATATTATTTGTTGATGATGCATCTCAGTTCCCAGATAGTACAGGGTATTTAATAGTAGGATTGGGAACATCTCATCAAGAAGGGCCAGTGCCTTATATTTCTAGACCTTCTTCTCAAACAATAAGAATTAACCCTTCTTATAAATTTAAAAATGAACACCCGATCGGAACCGATATTGCATTGGTATCAAAACTTGCTCCTCCCTCTCCAAACAAGGATGGTACGGATTTGCCGTTTTTCTTGACAGATTCTGTGGCGGGAAGAATATATGCTGAAAAGCTTATCAAAGAAATTACTGCAACAGGAATTGTGGTAATAGTATATATTCTCTACCCGAATGATATAGGTCTGGGAAAATGGGGCGATAATGCTAATTCTGAAAAATATTATATTTGGGGAACCGAAGAGGATTTATAATGGCTACTCAAAGAGTTATATCTGGCGCACATATAAACTTGCACATAAATGGCAAGCCTTATAATGAAGTTCAGCAGTTAAGTTACACCATAGATTACGGCGAAGAGCCGATTTATGGAATTGATTCTGTATTCCCACAAGAAATCAAGATCACAAGAGTATCCTTTCAAGGAAGTGTGTCCGGAGTGAGAGTGGCCAATTCAAACGGATTACAGGGTCAGAGCATTAGACCTAAGATCACCGATTCTATGTATGCACCTTATGTCTCTATACGGATTTCTGATAGAAGAACTGGCGAACAGATAATGTGGGTTCCAAATGCTCAGATTACAAGCGAAAAAGTAGATATTTCCGCTAAAGGAATTATGACACTGAGCTTTAGCTTTTTAGGGTTACAAGGCCAACAGCCCCTAGATCGATAATTAAAGAATAATGCTTTTTTTAGCCCCAGAAGTTTCTTGGTCTGGTCTTTGGGCAATTTTCCCATCTTTCACCCATCTGATCTGAGGAGAAGGTTCTCGAGCCGTGGCTGTCCATTTATTATCATTTTCAAATTTTTCATCGTCCAGCATGTCAATATAAACTTCAGCATCATCAGGACAATTTTCCAAAATCTCCAATAATTCTTTTTTAGTCATTTGCATCTCCTAAATCCGCTCCACAATTGCTGCAAGACCAGAATTTTAACCCTCCCATGCCATTTTTGTATTTTTTAGGGTCAAGGCAACATTTTTTAGAAGTATTTTTATTTGCAGGAATAATCAATCGGCTGGACATCATTTTGACATATAGATCCCAATCCTTGTCCGACTCATCTGGCCAAGTAGCTGAATACACTGGATCTGTTCTTTTTTTTCTTGCTTCTTCTTCTAGTTTTTTATCATTCATAAGCGACTCCTAACTTCATATTATCACGTATTTTTTATTTAATCAACAAAAAAATCTTCGCACTAAATCTTTACAATATATGATATTATTATGTGAATGATATTTTATCATATCTGTTTATAATTTCAATATGTTATAAAGGTAGCCAATGAGCGTAAGAAGAAGACAGAATTTCCTTGGACAGCAAAGAGTTGATGCTCCCCATTTAAAATCTATAGAATCAGCTGTTTCTAATGATTTTGATGAATTAATTCAAGGTCTGGTGATTGGTGAAAACAAAAGCTATGTGATCAGAGGTCTTGAAATCAATATGCCCGGATCGATTGGTGCCTCGGCCAGTGGTCTCCAGTTATTGGTAGAAAATTCTGCCATTTTACACGGCGCTTCTAATGAGTCTGGTACTTTCTATACTATTCCTGCGGGAACTACGCCGGAAGTGTTGAGTTCTACCACCAACGATAGGGTAGACGGTGCTTTTACCCCAAATACCGACAACTATGTAGGGTTGGAATTTATAAGAAGCGTGGACGATTCTACAACCGATCAGGTTAATTTTTGGAATCCTACTTCTAACGTTGAGTTTTCAAAAACCGTGCCTCTTGCTGTCACTTTAGATTATAAAATCGTAATCACTACTTCATCGTTTGCTAGTAATGTGCTTCCTATTGCAATTGTTCAAACAAACGGATCAAATAACGTAATTTCTATTACAGATCGTCGTGCCTTACTTTATAGACTTGGTGTGGCTGGAGACCAGAATCCTGATCCATTCTACCAATACCCATGGGCTGATGGTCGTGTAGAAAATTTCTACACATCAACTTCTTCTACAGCGAACCCTTTCTTGGGCGGTGATAAACAGATCACCACAATGAAGGACTTCTTTGATGCCTTAATGACAGAGTTCAAGCTCTTAAAAGGTACACCGTTCTGGTATTCAACCAGTGCCGGTTCTATTTCAAGATTGCGTCAAGATATTGCCAACACGGCCTTTACTGGAAAAGGGAATGTAATCCACGGGGCATTTGATTTCCAAGGTCTTGTGACCGGAATGACAACAAATGTCATCATTAAAACCGTTGATGCGAGTGCTTCAGGGGCTATTACTTTAGTAGTAGATGGTATTAACAACATTAATACTCTTATTTCTACTCATAACTCTGCAAATCCAACAAGTCAAATATATCTATACAGCGGAAATGGAGCACAGGTTCCTTCGGTTAATATTATACTTACTTCTAAGTCAGGTCAAGTTAACTGGAGTGATGAGCTATACCTAAACTTTATTGGCGGAAGATTACGCTATGCTATCCTTAAAAATGAAGCCAGCGATGATATTATTTTATCCAACAACCAGGTTGCTTATTTAGAGCTTGTTCGAGGAGTAAGCATTATTCCTAACCTTGTGTTCACTCAAAATGGCACAGTGGTTACTTCAGTTGGATTAGTAAACTGGACATCTGATCTTCAAGCTGGTGACTTCATTAAAGACGCTTCAAAAGGCGATGAATTTTATTACGAAATCGCATCTGTAACTTCCTTGTCTGAAGTAACTATTGCAACCCCATTCCTTGAGACATCTTCAGGCCCTGCAGGGTTTGATGCTCAATATGCTTTTGGTGTTTACGAGACAAGTCCGGCTCCTTCTTCTGAAAGACACGTACAGATAGCAGACAGAGGATCGGT